AAGATATAGTGGTAAAGAACATTCTAGTTTAACACAATTAAAATCTTTTCTAAAATTTACACCTAAGAAAATGACAGATGGTATACACACCCAACCACCACAAGCAATGCCCGATGATGTAAAGGTAAATGGTAACAGCATTCAAGCATATAGAAATTACTACATACATTACAAAAGAAGTTTTGCGACATGGAAGAAAACTCAAATACCAGAATGGTACAGAGAAGCGATGTAATGACTGTTTGCCTTGCGAGGTTAAATCTGTTATAATATATACTATGGAAAAAATAAATTATGAAAAAATATGAGATTAGATTTGACTATCTAAAAAAATTTGTTGCCATTACTCACGGCAAGATAAATATAGCTGGTGGAAATATATTTCAACATGAGATATATGAAGCAATTAAAAAAAGTGGTAAGCATAAGGAAGTATATGAAGAATATCCTATTCCCTTAGTTGGCAACGGCAAACGCAAACACCACAAGGTAGATATACTTATAGTAGATAAAGATATAGTTATCGCTACTAACTCAAAGGGCAAATCATTCAATAATACTGATAGTGAGGATGCTAAGTTGAGTGATACTAAACTTTTTATTGAATCAATACAAAAGAAATTTCCGAACCACAAGGTAGTGTATCAATACTTTAAAGATGAATATGGAACTAAAAAAATACCACTATATGAGTACTTTGAAAAAAATGGTATTCCAGTATATAATACAGAGGATTATTTGATTGAGCATTATGGTATTAACTTTGATGCTCTTGAAGAGCGTAGACAAAAAGAATGTGTCAAAAGATGGGAAGAAGCGATAAAGGATATTGTTGATATAGAGGCTTTTTATGCAGCTGCAAAATAAAATGAAACCGATATTTAAATATTCTGGTGGTAAAACCAGAGAGTTAAAAAGAATAGATGAAATAATTTCTAAAGTTCAATTTGATAGAGTTGTAGAACCATTCATGGGCGGCGGTGCTTTTTCATTTAATCAAGAAAAACCTGCACTAGTATCCGACATTAGAACTAATAATATGGATGTATACAGAGCGGTTAAAGATGAAATTCAATTTAAACTTTTGTTAGAACAAGTAGAAGAATTAAAACTAGTAACTGATATAAAAGAATTAGAAAAACATTTCTATTATTGGAGAGATGATAAGTATCAGAACTGTAATGCCTTGTGGGAAAAAGCCATGAGGTGGATAGTAATAAGACAATTATGTTTTTCTGGAATGGATAGAGTTAATTCAAAGTCAGGCAAATTCAATGTGCCTTTTGGTTGGTATAAAAAGTTTACTACAAAATTAAATATTAAACATCATGAATTACTACAAACTTGGGAAATAAAAGAATGTTCCTTTGAAAAAAGTATTGATGACAGTAATGAAAATGATTTTATTTTTATAGACCCACCATACTTGGAAAGAAATTCTGATTATGGCGATAATGTTCATTCATTAAAATTACATGAAAAATTATTAGAAAGTTTAGAAAATGTTAAGAGTAAATGGTTACTAATACATACACAACATCCTTTTTATGAAAAAAATTATAAGAAATTTAATACACTAACTAAAGATTTTCAATATGCCTCACAATGGAAAGGCAGATATCAAAAAGATAGAAAAGTAGAACATTTATATATTACAAATTATTAACTAACCGTTTGACATGCAAGGTTAAATCTGTTATAATATATACTATGGAAAAAATAAAAGAATCAATAACAAAATGGATTGTGAATAGAATCTTCTGGGATAAGAAACTGGAAGATAAAGTTCAAAATCATCTGGACAAGTTGTTAAAACAAATACAAGATTATCACTAAATAGAAACATAGACTGGTTGGGCAATGATAGAAACGAAACTCTGTTAAGATGGATATGACCTTAACAAAAAACCTAACAGCGATGAGAGCAACCTACCAGTATTGCAAATAGAAGGTACAGAGTTTCTAGGAATAATATGAAATATTTTCTTTTATCAAGTTTAAAAAAAATAAACACGAGAAGTAAATATAAACGTAACTTGATTTGGATAAAATTTCTACGAGGATTTCTTATTGGAGTTGTCGTATACTATTTTCTATTTGTTATCTAAATGTTTAAAGAGAAACCACCTGTCACACCACCGAAAATAATGAGAAAATCAGATGTTCCAATTCCAGAGAACTCTTGTATCTTTTGTCAATATAAAGAAGATATATTAATGCCCGAACTTGTGTTTGGTAGAAATTTAATTTCTGGAATTGCATATTGTATTCTTGATAAGTATCCAGTTACCAAAGGACACACTCTTATAATTCCAAAACGACATGTAGAATTTATATCAGAATTATCTTTTCTGGAAATGGAACATATCTTTCTTCTAGCAAAACATAGAATACCAGAAGCAGAAAAAGAATTCGAAGATATTACTGGTTGGAATTTTGGAGTGAATCAAGGAGAATCAGCAGGACAAACAATATCACATCTGCATTTTCATTTGATTCCACGCAGAAAGAATGACGTAGAAAATCCAATCGGTGGCATTCGAAATGTAATTCCGAATAAGGGTGACTATACAACACTTGACAACACCTGATAGAAATGTTATAATTAAAGAATAATGGAAAATACAATAACAGAAATAGGCATTACAAATATATTTTTATATGTTTCGTTTGTAACAATATTTATGATAATGTATTATTTCGGTGTATTAAAATAAGAAATAAGTTCTAAGAGATTATATTATGAGAATAACTGATTTAAAATTTAGAGAAGGTTTATATCTTTTTGATGAAGAACTGCATGTCATAGCATCCAAATGTTCCACATGTAATAACAACATAAGATTTAAAACAAATGGAATGTGTGTATGGTGTTTTCATCATGGAAAACATTCTACTCTACCAACAACTACTGATGAGGATTTTGAAATATACTGGGCATAAATTATGAAAACAATAATTAACGAAGATTCTTTTGTACACTTAAAAACATTAGATGAAAATACTTTTGATAGTTGCGTAACCGACCCACCTTACGAATTAGGTTTTATGGGAAAGAGTTGGGATGGAACAGGAATAGCATTCAATGTAGATTTCTGGAAAGAAGTATTACGAACTTTAAAACCAGGCGGACATCTGATTGCTTTTTCGGCATCAAGAAACTATCATAGAATGGCAGTTGCAATTGAAGATGCTGGTTTTGAAATTCGTGACCAAATCATGTGGATATATGGAACTGGATTTCCAAAGAGTTTAAATCTTGGAAAAGCAATTGATAAGAAAGAAGGTAACGATAGAGAAGTTATTGGTACTACTAATCAACAAGATATAACAAGTGGAAATTATGTTCATGGCCCATCACAAAGAAAAGATATTCCAATCACAAAGGGAACTTCTGAATGGGAAGGTTGGGGAACTGCATTGAAACCAGCACATGAGCCAATCGTGTTAGCAAGAAAACCTTTATCAGAAAAATCCATTACGGAAAATGTATTGAAACACGGAACAGGTGGTATCAACATAGATGAATGTAGAGTTGAAGGCGAAGTAAAACACCCAGATACAATGCCTGACTTTCGTGACCAAGGCAAGAAATCAAAAGAAGCAATCGGTATAGATAAATTAAGTTTTGGTCAAGTCCAAAATGCAAAGAGAAAGAAAACTCAAAGACAACCTAGAAACAAAGATGGAGTTTGGACAGAAGAAAATTCTGGAATGAAATCAGAAGGAGCAGAGTTCGCTGATGCCGACCCTAAAGGAAGATTTCCAGCAAATGTTATTCATGATGGAAGTGAGGTTGTGGAACAACAATTTCCAGAAGTAGCAAAATCAAATCCTACACCAAGAAATAGAAATAACACAGAAACTTTATTAAAGAAAGGATTCGAAGGCAAAGCAAAACAAGTATGGAGTGGACACGAAGATGAAGGCAGAGCATCAAGATTTTTCTATGTTCCTAAAGCACACAAGAAAGAAAGAGATGGAAGCACACACCCAACAATCAAACCAGTTGAATTAATAAAATATCTTGTTAGATTAGTCACACCAAAAGATGGAACTGTTCTCGACCCATTTGCTGGAACAGGAACAACAGGAGAAGCAGCTATTCAAGAATCTGTTTCTTGTTATCTGATTGAAAAAGAAAAGGAATATATTAAGGACATAGAGAAAAGATTAAGCAAATATAATCAGCTCTTTATGGACTTATAAAATAAATAGAAATATGTGTACATTAAAATGGTTACAGAGGAAATATAAAATGTCAAAAGAAACAAAACATACACCAGCAGCAATCTTTGATATGTTAGAAGAGTTGCAACTATCACTTGAAATCCTAGAAGAAAAAATGGATAACATTTATGATATAGTAAAATCAAAACCACAAAAAGATTATGGTTATTCAAACGATGATGAATATGATGACGATGAAGATGAAGATATGAATGATAATAGTTTTGGTTGGGATGATTGGTATGATGAACCAAAAGGAGAATAAGTTGTGAGTGAAAAAGATATAGAAGATAAGTTGAATGCATTATATACTAGATTAAATATGATGGAAGATGAATTGAATCACATTAAAGAAGTATTTAAATCTGAATTAGATACTAGTGATGCAAATGAACATTGGGAAGCTGATGTTGAATATGCATACCAAGATGATGAATAACAATCATCCCTTATAGTATTACTTTATGCACCCTCTGCAGGGACTACACCCATATGTATAATATTTAATATTTTAACATTGTCTAAAATAATATTTCTTTATAAATAATAACAAAAGGAATTATTATATATGGCTACAATATCAAATATTTCTATTGACCAAGATGCAAATTTTTCAACTACTGTCACAATTAACGATAGTGCCGGCGTAGCATTAAATCTAACTGGATATACCGCCATTGCACAACTTAGAAAAACACATTTATCTTCTAGTGCAACTTCTTTTACTGTTGCATTTGCTTCTGATAGAACTACTGGACAACTTACTTTAACTTTAACTAGTACACAAACAGGGGCGTTGAGTAGCGGAAGATATGTTTATGATATAGTAATTACAGCATCTGGTGGAACAAAAACAAGACCTATTGAAGGAACAGCGACTGTCAATCCAAGTGTATCTAGGAGTTAACTTATATCACCAATAACATCAAATCAAGACCCTGACCCAGATGCGTAAAAATAGATAAATAGAGTATAATGTCTTTTGCAATCCTTACTTTTATAGTTGCAATTTCTATATCTGGAGTAGCTGCATATTATTCCATTATAGGACTTACATCAATTTTTCCTGCCGCCTTTATTCCTATTATCGTAATGGGGATAGTTCTGGAAATAGGAAAACTTATAACTGCTAGTTGGCTTTATCGAAACTGGAAACAAACAAGTCTTTTTTTAAAAACCTATCTATCAATCGCATTAGTGGTTTTAATGTTAATCACTTCAATGGGTATCTTTGGATTCTTATCTAAATCACATATTGAACAAGGTTCTGGATTATCTAATACCGTTCTATCTATTGAAAAATTAAATACAAAGAAACAACAAGAAGAAAGAAAGATTGTTCGTGCAGAAGATTCAGTAGATAGAATTAATCGTGGAATAGATAGAAGCATTGATAGAGGTAATATTACTCGAGCATTTTCATTTGAGAAAAAGCAAAGAGAAAAATTAGATTATTATAATGATATCATTACAACAGCACAAACCAAAATAGATGGATATGAAGATGCTCAAGCAGAATTGAGATATAAGGTAAAAACCTTTGAAAGAGAAATCGGCCCAATAAAATATATTGCAGAACTTGTCTATGGACAAGACGCAAAATTATATTTGGAGAAATCAGTACGAGGAGTTATTCTGCTTATAATTTTTGTGTTCGACCCACTAGCAATTGCTTTGATTATTGCTGCGAATCAAACAATACTTAATAATAGAAAACGAAAAATTCCTGTGGATAAATCTGTGGATAACCCTGTGGATAAAAAGAAGGAATATAAACCTAAGAAAACTGAAATAATTACAAAAGATGAATATGAAGAAGTAGTGGTAGAAGATGAACATGGAAATCAATTTAAAAGATATAGACAAAAAGTAAAAGAAAAAGTAAAAAAAGTAAAAAGATACTTCGATGATAATTGGTACAAAATGGAAGATAGTGCTGATAAACCCGAAAAATTTGACTAATAAATAATCATATGGCACGAGCAAAATATAACGCACAAAATTCACATATAAAACTTAATAAGAAAACTAGTCAAACATCTAGGAAAGGTAGAGTTAAAATGGCGTCAATGAACAAAAATAAGAAAAGAGACTTTAAACCTTATAATAGACAAGGACATAGATAAAAAAAAAGGACTGACAGTTATTAACTATCAATCCTTAAATCAGTTTTAAGATATTTAAATATCGTCTGGAAAAGTTTTAGCAGATTCTATCCATGAATTTGCCACACAATACTCTTTTTTTAACTTTATCGTTTCTGTTTTTACCAAACGCTTTTGTTAATTGTTTTTTATTAGCACCAACTAAATCTGGAGAAAGTTCAGTATCATCTAACTCAATACCTTTACCGCCAGGGATTAGAAAATAATCATCCATACCTAAGGCGTTTGGTATATTAAAGACACCCTCTTTATTAATTGTTTTAGATATATAATCTTCTTTGTTACCACCTGAAGAATTGTTATTTCTCCACTTATCAGAAGCAAGTCCATCATTGAAATGTTTATCTTTTTTCAATTGCTTTGCAAGTAATGTGTGGTGGTGTCTAACAACATACGCAACTTCCTGAGGTTTCACTTTTCCACTTTTTAGAGTTGATATCAAATGAAAACCAAGAATGTTACAATTGGTATTTTGTTTTGCAATTTTTGAAAGTTGTTCAAATTCATAGTGAAACAAATCTGCATATGAACTCTTGCCTCTAGTTCGGTCTTGTTGTGAGGAATATCCAATTGGAGAGTTTCCCCCTTCTTCCATAGCTGGTGGAATATCAAAATGATTATATTTACCAACTTTAACGTGAGTATTACTTTTGTTGTATCTATTGTTTCTTGTTTCTTCTGATTCTTTTCTATTGTAATCAGGATAATCATAACGAGTAGGAATATTCTCTGAAATAATTAGGTCGTTATCAGATGGCCTTTTTTCATAACCTTTAACATAATGAGTCATATGTCCACCTAAACCATCTGTCAAGTAACAAACATTAAGTTTATCAACACCATAAGTTTTTATAAATCTTTTAGTCATTTCAACATTGACATAAGCAGTCTGTAACAAAGGAGTTCCGCCTAATCTCAATGCAGATGGGACTTCCATCATGCTATAAGCGTATTGCTCAGATTCACTATCTAAAGTAAACCAACAAACTCTTTTACATAAAGTATAAAATCTTTTAAGTGCTTCATTTAATTTTGAATTATTCATTTTTGAATTACATAATTCTAACAACTTAAACTGTCTATCAGTAAATCTCATATCTCCGATTTCACTAGAAAAGGCATTATTACCTCTTTCTCTATTCAATCTTGGTTTATCATCTGTACAGTATTGGTCGGAAAACGCATAAACTTCAAATGGAATATTTGTTTTCTTTGCAAACCATACAAGATTTAATAATTGTTTCATAGTTGGAATGAGATTGTCATCCATACTTGCAGACCAGTCAAGATAAAAAATGAATCCATGACTTTTACCATCTGGAATATTCGTAACTTTTTTGAATAAATCATCTTCAAATTTATATTTGTGAAGAACTTTAAGATTTAAAGAACCTGATTTACTAACAGTTGCTCTTGAATAATTGTCAGCAGATTTTTTCATTTCAAATTCTTTAACAAAAAGATTTACAGTTTTAATTGAACTATTTTTAAATGTTTTAAAATCAGCATCAATAACTGAATTAACTTTTTCGATAGTCAAAGGACTTCTACTGGTATTGTATCTGCTATTGTTACTACTGTTACTGTCATCAAATTCTGACAATTCTTTATAATTAACAATTATATCTTTTAAATCATAATCAGGCATTTTAACATTCAAATATGTACCTGTTGTATCAGCAGATTGTTTTAATTTCTTTTGAAGATTTTTATCAGTTATACTTTCTGAAGTGTAATCAGTTTCCCAATCATCATCATCTGTTTTTCCAGAATCTTCAGAATCTTCAGAATCAGAATCTTCAGAATCAGAATCTTCAGAATCAGAATCTTCAGAATCAGAATCTTCAGAATCTTCAGAATCTCCAGACTCTTCAGACTCTTCGGAATCCATAAGGTCATCACTCATTTTAACAGATTCGCCTTGACTTTCTAAATTGTCTTCCATATACTTTGCAAGTTTTTCTGCAAGGTTAAGAACATCTAACCAAGTAGTCATTTTTTCTAAATCATCAAAAATCCATTTTTCATCATCTAAAAAGATAATGTTTTCATCTTTAGTTTTTGCATAGATGTTTAGTCTATCAACAAGACCTAGTTCTAATAATGGTTTACTTTTCTTTGCAATACCAAAGAAATCTCCTTTTACCAATTCTTTATAACCTTTTCTAAAATTGGTTATCAATCCAGGATATTTGTTTTGAATCATTTTTTCAATTCTAATATCTTCGATAACATTTACAAATGATTTGGGGATTTTTCTTTCTCTAGCTTTTTCTAATACTTCTATTGGAGTATAAAGAGCATGACCAACTTCGTGTCCAACCATTAAATCATAAACATCTTGGGATACATTTTCCCATATTGGAATTCCAATCTTTCTACTTTTTAAATCGAAATATGCTGTTGGTATCTTTTCAGATACAACATCAATATTTTCAGTTGCAAGTAATTTCGCAACTAATTTTTTTGGTAACCCAACAGGTTTCATAATCTTTGTTTTTTTCATATTTAGCTTATCTCTCAACCTCACTATATAAGTATAACATCCTCAGCTGACAAGTCAAGTTTTGAAAAAAAAAGTCAATAATTTCGGGGTTTTACGACAATATGGGAAAACAAGATTAAATTGAAATATTCCTTATAAATATTCAATGAAATAGGAGAATATTATGACATATTATACTGAACAAAATGGTTATCATGTGATATCAAATATCAGTTATGCCACTGCAACAAAATCTTCATCTGAAACAGAATGTTCATGTGAAACAGAATGTTCATGTGAAACTGAATGTTCATGTGATAGTTCTTGTGAAGAGGAAGTTGACTTGCCTGAAATTGGCAATTTTGTGGATTAACATATGAATGAAAATTATTTTATGGGGCAAGATGGATTTGCTTGGTTTGTTGGTGTTGTAGAAGATAGAGATGACCCTGATAAACTTGGTAGAGTTCGTGTTCGTTGCTTAGGATACCATACAGAAGATTTAAATAAGATACCAACTGAAACTTTGCCATGGGCAGAAGTTATGCACCCTATTACGAATCCATCAATGAATGGTATGGGAAATACTCCACCATTCATGGTTGAGGGAACATGGGTAATTGGATTTTTTAAAGATGCTATTCAGAAACAAGAACCTATTATTATGGGTACATTGCCTGGATATAATAAAAATAATGTAGATACAACAAAAGGATTTTCTGACCCAAAAGGAATTTATCCTAAAGTCATAGGAGATAATGATACCAATTCATTAGCAAGGGGTGCTATTGGAGAAACACACCAATCCCTTTATAATAGAAGAATTACTAGACTTACTAGTCTTCCAATTGCTACAAAACCTTTTCTTGAAACAATAGAAGATTATGCTGAAGCAGAAACACGTAGCACATTTGACGAACCTAATCCAAAATCCAATAGTGCTACAATATATCCATACAATCATGTGCATGAAAGTGAAAGTGGACATATCCATGAAATAGATGATAGTCCAGGCGGTGAGAGATTACTTAAATATCATAGAGTAGGAACATTTGAAGAAATACACCCAGATGGAACTGTCGTAACCAAGATTGTAAAAGATAATTATCAGATAACAGCAGGCGATGATTATTGCTACATTAAAGGCAATGTTAATCTCACAGTCGAAGGCGATGTTAGAAAGTTAAT